GATATATTCGAAACAATATATTTTGCGGCGATGACTTCGTCTAAAGACTTATCCTCGGAAGTTGGTCCTTATGAATCCATTTCAGGATCACCTATTGAGAAGGGTATATTTCAATACCAAATGTGGGGGTTAAAGGATAAAGACCTATCAGGAAGATGGGATTGGAAATCACTTAGAAAGGAAGTAGTAAAATATGGTGTGAGAAATTCACTTTTATTAGCACCAATGCCAACGGCATCGACTGCACAGATTTTAGGTAATAATGAGGCATTTGAACCATTCACTTCAAACCTATACTCAAGACGAACGTTAGGAGGGGAATTTATTGTAATTAATAAACACCTTGTGGAGAGTTTAATGGAGAACGATTTATGGAGTGATGAAATTAAAAATAAACTTATATTAGAGAATGGGTCCGTACAAAACATTCCCGAGATTCCTGTAGACGTAAAAGAGATTTATAAAACTGTTTGGGAAATGTCTCAAAAAACTTTATTAAATATGGCAGCGAAAAGGTCAGTTTTTATTGATCAATCACAGTCATTAAATCTTTTTATAAGTAATGCGACCAAGGCGAAGTTATTGGCGGCACATTTACATGGATGGAATTTAGGTTTAAAAACAGGAATGTATTATCTAAGGACAAAATCTGCGGTTGACCCACTTAAGGGATTAGGTGTGAGTACTACAAGGACTCAACCAACAGAACAAAACACTGAAGATAATAATGAGGTGGATGAAAAACCTAAACCAAATGTTACATCTAATTCATTAATAAGTGATAATAAAGAATTACAAATGGTTTCACAACCTACAATACGACCTGACGACTCACCTTTTGAGTGTGAAGGGTGTGGTTCTTAATCACTTTTTTATTATTTTTTTTAAACCCACCGTAATGGTGGGTTTTTTATTTACAACCATTTTAGTATTGAATATATTTATTAGTATGGCAGTAACGTATGGAATTGACTTTCCTTTTAGAGAAAGTCTCACAGGAGATTATTTAAAAATGACTACAACCCCTGAAAAAGAGGTTAGAGGGAATCTTATTCACCTTATTCTTACTAAAAAGGGTAGTAGATATTATTTACCTGATTTTGGGACTAGGATATATCAATACATCTTTGATCAAAATGACATGGTTACATTCAACTTAATAGAAGAAGAAATAAGAGAGGGGTGTAAGAAGTACTTACCAAACCTTGACATAAACTCAATAAAAGTAATTTCCTCAGAAGATGATTCTGACCCCGTTACAACGGTAGATGAAGAGGATGATGAAAGATTATTTAGACTTGCGGACGAATCAACTAAACCATACACCGCAAAAGTAAAAATTGATTACACAGTTAATAATGGTGCGTTTTCGTCATCAGATTTTATAATAATTAATATATAAGATGGCAAAAAAAATATCATACGCTAAAAGAGACTTCGCAGGATTAAGGGAGGAATTGGTTAATTTAACTAAGGACTTTTATCCCGATTTAATAAAGAACACTAACGACGCATCGATCTATTCGGTGATGTTAGATCTTAACGCCGCAATAGGTGATAACCTACACTACCACATAGATAGAGTTTGGCAAGAGACTATGTTAGACTTTGCACAACAAAGAAGATCACTTTTTCATATTGCAAAAACATACGGTATTAATGTACCGGGTAATAGACCATCGGTTGCGTTGTCTGATTTTTCAGTAAACGTACCTGTAAGAGGTGATAAAGAAGATGAAAGATATTTGGGAATACTCAAGGCAGGGGCACAAGTTTCAGGTGGAGGACAAACGTTTGAAACAATAGAGGACATTGATTTCTCAAGTCCGTTCAATAGTAAAGGAGAACCAAATAGACTTAAAATACCAAATTTCGATAGTAATAATAAGTTAGTATCATACACTATCACTAAGAGAGATGCGATAGTCAATGGGGTGTCAAGAGTTTTCAGAAGAGTAATAGGGGCACAAGATCAGAAACCATTCTTAAAATTATTTTTACCTGAACAAAACGTGTTAGGTGTAACGTCAATAATTCATAAGGAAGGAACTAACTTCACATCTAATCCATCGACATCTGAATTCCAAAGTGAAAAAAATAGGTGGTATGAAGTTAAGAGTTTGATGGAAGATAAGGTATTTCTCCCAAACAAAACTAAGTCCTCGGATACGGATAACTTTACTGCGGGAGATTACAAAAGAGTAAGTAATAAATTTATTTCAGAATATACACCTGAAGGTTATATGTCAGTGACTTTTGGTTCTGGTAATATAGATCCATTAGATAATTTAGATTCATTTAACGATGGTACGTTAAAAGTAAATTTAGGTACATACCTTAACAATCTTTCCTTAGGTGCAACTCCAAAGAAAAACTCCACAGTCTTCATAAAATATAGAGTAGGTGGGGGTAAAAACAGTAATCTTGGTGTTAATGTCATCAATAGTGTTGATAATGTTGAATTTAATGTAACAGGACCATTAGGAAATATTAATAGTCAGGTAATACGTTCACTAAACGCTACCAATGTTACACCTGCAGTAGGTGGGGCGGACCAACCAACAATTGAAGAAATAAGAAATATGGTTGGGTATAATTTTGCGGCTCAAGATAGGGCAGTAACACTTAACGATTATAAAGTTTTAATAGAGACCATGCCGTCTACGTATGGAGCACCCGCGAAAGTAAATGTGATGGAGGAAGATAATAAAGTTAAAATAAAACTTCTATCCTATGATGATGAGGGTAACTTAAATGACACTGTATCAACTACACTTAAAAACAACATTTTAAGGTATCTAACAAACTATAGAATGATCAATGACTATATTGATATACAAAGTGGAGAAGTACTTGATTTGGGGTTAGAAATTGATTTATTAGTTGATAAAAACATTAATCAGACAGATATACTAAAAGATGTGGTTTCTAAATCTACATCGTTCTTTAATATTGAGAAAAGAAAAATGGGTGACCCACTATTCGTAGGTGAGTTACAGAAAGAAATATCAAATATCTCAGGTATTGTTAATGTTGTTGATTTAAGAGTTTTTGGAAAGACAGGTGGAGAATATTCCACGGCAGAGGTAAGTCAAGGTTATAGTGACGAAGAGACAAAACAAGTTGCCCAATCAGATTCAACAATTTTTATGAAGAGTAATCAAATCTTCCAAATTAGATTCCCTAATAAAGATATAAAAATTAGGGTTAAATCTTTGGGTTCCACTACATTTTAAAATTCTTTTTCTGTATTATTATTAATTAAGGGAAATTAGGTTCCAATCTATTTATATGATATGATGCAGAAACACAGAATACGTACTGAAATAGGTAATAATCAAAAATTGACTGTAGAGTTAAAACAAGATTATGACTTATTAGAAATACTTTCACTCAAATTTAGTCAAAAAGATGCATACACATCTCTTTGTGCTGATTATGGGGTTGTTTGTGGTAGGATCACTGCGAACCAAGGGTTTGGTGTTGCAAATGCAAGGGTCTCTATTTTTATACCCTTGGATGATGTTGATGAACAAGATCCTGTAGTATCTGCACTTTACCCATATAAATTAACACAGGACACAAATACAGACGGATACAAGTACAATCTTTTCCCAAAAAGAAAACAACATACAGGACATACTCCTACAGGTACATTTCCTGACCAAGAAGACATTCTAACAAGGGAGGAGGTACTATATGTTTATGAAAAATATTATAAGTATACTGTAAAGACTAACGACGCTGGTGATTTTATGATATGGGGAGTTCCTGTTGGTAAACAAACAATACATGTAGATGTAGATTTATCAGACATGGGATGTCAGTCGTTAGTACCTTATGATTTTATTTATGAGGGAGTTTCTGAAGAAAAGTTTGAAAACAATTACTCATTTAGAAGTAGTTCCGATATTGGAAGTTTACCACAGACATTAACTTTTGAGGAAAGTTTAGAAGTTTATCCTTTTTGGGGTAACGAGGATTTATGTGAAATAGGAATTACAAGAACAGATTATGATTTATCCGAACAAGGTATTAGAATAGAACCATACTCAATCATGATGGGGGGGACTTTCACTGATTCAGGAAAGGATTCGGTAAGAGTTAGGTGTAATGTTGATAACCAAATGGGGGAAAAATGTGCACTCGTAACTGGTGAAGGTGATATCGAGGCAATTAGATTTTCTGGATATTATGAGGAAAATAATGATGGGACACCAAATTTCGAAAGACCAATATTAGAGGCAATACAGTTGGATTCCCAAATAGATAAAGAAGGTAATTTCTTTTTTAGAGTACCCATGAATATGGGATACAGAATTACAAATGAATTTGGTGAATTAGTGGAAACTAAAGATACCCAAAGGGGAATACCTACAAGAGGAACTTACAGATTTAGATTTTCGTTACAAAATGATAATGGTCAGAAAAAACAATACAGGGGTAAGTATTTGGTACCACAAGTTAAAGAACATCAATTAAGTGGTGAGATTCATCCCAACGCGTACACATTCTCAGATAATTTAGATGATTACCCTTCCGATTCACATGATGATATTACGGGTATTAATAATAATGGGTTTGCAAATGACATGTTTTACTCTTTTAGATACAATAGGGTTTATACGGTATCGTCATTTATTAACCAATACCATAATAAATCTTGGGGTGAACGAGTATTCCCGTTTTTTGCAAAAGATAGAAATGAATCCTTTATCGGTATAAAAGAAATACAACCCTCCATTGAAGAAGATTGTTCGAATAATAACGAGTACTTCCCAATTACTGATGCGGTTAGAAATCACAAATTTAAGTTCCTAATCACAACGATCTTAAATTTTTTGGAAAGACTTTATTTAATTATTACTCAATTTGCATTTGATTTCATTGTTGAGTTCATATTTGATGTTTCTGAAATCCTTTACGACATTAAAATTCCTGTCGTTAAATACAGACCTTTCAAAAGTACCGCAAGAAGAATTTCCAGATTCGCACGACAAATTCAAATTGCCACAATTAGAAATTTAGAATTAATTAATTATCCTGATTGTTATGAATGTTCAAAAGATCCACTAACGGGTAGTGACGGAACCCCTGGTGGAGATACATACGAGATAGTTCTTATAAATGATGATGGGGACGAAATAGAATTCCCAACTGGTTCCACTAGTAGTTACCTAGAGTCGATTGTTAACGCTTCGGGTTTGACCGCGGTGAACAGTAATATAGTTACTAACCACCCATATGACCCAAATGACGGTACTTCAAGTGGTTCTCCCGATTATTTAGATTTAACTATAACAGGTGGACATCCTGATAAAAACTATATTATAAAATTTATTGTTGAACCAGAAGTTGGATATACTGATCCCAATACAGGAGAATACATAATTACATCACAGGCGGTATATTATTATCTATTTATTGGATATGGATCTGATTCTCCGGTAAACGATTCAGTTACTGGAAGGTATGATGGTCTTTCGTACGAGATATTTACTGCCTACTATGATAGCAACAATACAGATATGAGTGGTTCCTTACCCGATGAATACCCGGGAACTGTATTATCCGCTGTTGGTCAATTTACCATCCACACCGTCTATTTCTATGGTGAAAAACAGGTAAATACGACTTCTAATGATTTAGCGGAATCCGGTTGTTCTAAATATGATACCATTTACGATCCTGATAATGACATGTCATTAAAGGCGTATTTGAATAATGCTGGAGGGACAAATGATTACAATTATTGGGTTGGGGTTGGTTCACAAGGAAGTGCTTATCCCGACATCTTTATAGACACTGAAGATCCGTGTAACTATACCCCACCATCATTTGATATCGTGGCATCAATTAGTGCGTGGTATAAGGAAGCTGGTAAAACGGGTGATCCATATACCTCAAGAAGATGTAGGATAGCGGACGGACACGCACCAGATAGAGAAACAGGAATCCCTGCAGGTACTGCGTCAGGACATTCAGAATTTAGAGACGGTGTCTATACTTTAATTGCGGCTGCGGGTAAAAATAGAGCAATGATTCTAAACTACTCAAGAAGAAAATTACTCGGAAAACTTATGTGTGGGGGTATAACATCATACACATTTAGTAATAGTTGGTTAAATGGGTCATTATACTTCTTCCAATTTAGAAGAAGAAAAGGGGGTAATAATGCAAAATATTGTAAAGATGTTATACATCGGGAAGTAGACGACACTGGGGTACACTATTATTATAGATCAACACCATATGACGGTACTAATTTTATTGGTGGTAAAAATGAAGAAAATAGTCAGACTAACCCCGAAATATTATTTCCAACAACAATTATGGATTTAGGGCCAAGAAACATGTTCATTAAGGAGATATGTGTAGACCCTGAATTAGATGTAAACTGTTCAGTATCTAAGAGTATTGGAAATACATCATACCAAGACATAAACGACCTAATGGAGTGGGTTATATCCTCTAAAGAGGTCAAAGAAAAGGGAAAACTAAAAGTACAAGATCTTTTTGATAAAAGGGGTAATGGATCAATGGACGGAGATATTGTTCAATTATTAAATTTCAACTCTCAACTTGGAATATACGGGTACGACGATGAGGACCAAGATAGTCCCTACTTCCCTGTTAATGGGGCTGAGTATTTTGATGGTGTTGGACCACTAAGTTTAAACTTTCGTTTTTCTGAAGATGATCAAGATACTGAAATTGTTGAAAAAGATGGTACGTTACTTAGAATATGTATAAACTCATCAGGTAATTTAACCGAAACAGCTCAGGATGTCCCATATTATAGGTGGGATAAAAAGGGTGACGGATTTGGTGGTGATGTAGCGACCGGTACCAATTCAAACGGTGAGACTACGTATAGTGTTACCGATTCAGAAACCCAAGATTGGTCGAGAAATACCATATACTCAACCAAATATCAGGGAGGGTGGACCTTTCCCGGTTTAATGGAAATAGACCCATATAACGATGCCGGTGGGGATCCAACAGACGAGATAAATAGTCATTACTATGATGGTAGTATTTTACCACCATTTCGTGAGTGTGCCGACGATAATTACATACCAGATGAAGTACCACTTGGTGGACCTTACCACTTTTACTTCGGTTTAAGAACTGGTAAAAGTTCTTGGAATAAATTTATTAAAAACTTCGGTCCGTTATGATAAAAAAGAAAATTGTTGCACCAAGTAAACGTTATAAAAAGGCGGAATCTGAAGATTT